TAAAAGGTGCAAAACGCAAGGTTATAAGAACAATTAAAATGTTACAAAATGATTGAAAAAGTTATAAAATTAGTAATAGACAAATCAGGCGCAGCAAAGAACGTCAAAGACTTAGACGAGTCGATTAAAGGCGTAGCAGACACCGCAGAGAAAGGCGGTAAGGAAGCGACCAAAAGCATTGACAAAGTAGGCAAGAGCGCAAAGAGTGCAGGCGCAGCGGGCAAACTAGCGAGCAAGGGAATAAGCGCAATAGGTACAGCAATAAAGGGTCTAGGATTAGGAATAGTCTTAGGGTTGTTTGCTTTATTTGCTAAAGTACTAAGCGAAAATCAAAAGGTTGCAGATTTCTTTTCGGTTGCAATAGGAACTATAAGTAACGTATTCAGGGAGGTTGCTACGGCAGTCTTTAATGCGTTTAAATCAGTAAGCCAAGCAACAGGAGGTTTTGATAAATTAGGCAAAGTTTTAAGCGGTATTTTAACCTTAACCCTAACACCTTTTAAACTTGCTTTTTCGGGTATAAAATTAGCATTGCAAGAGGCGCAGCTTGCGTGGGAGAAATCATTTTTCGGTGATAAAGACCAGGAAACAATAAAGACGCTAAACGCATCTATAAAACAAACGCAAGCCGAAATATTAAAAGCAACTACGGAGGCAGTCGCTGCGGGTTTTAAAATTAAAGATAATTTCGTAGGTGCTATTAGTGAAGTAGGCTCTTTGGCTAATGCCGTAAGTACCAACATAGGCAAAGTAAGTTTAGAGGCAGCATTTCAACAAGCAAAAACAAGCAAGGACTTGCAAAATAATGCTATACTATCCGCTGCTAGGTTACAAGGGTTAATAGAAAAGTTCGACGTTTTAGCAGAAACACAAAGACGCATAAGAGATGATGATAGGCTATCTATTGAGCAAAGGATAGCAGCTAATGAGGAGTTAGGCAAAGTACTTGACGAGCAAGAGAAAGCGCAAAAGGCACAGGCAGGCTTTAGGGTCGCAGCCGCAGCAGATGAGGTAAGACGAACAAACGGAAACATAGAAGCACAACGCGAACTAATCGAAGCGCAAAACGAACTTATAGCAATCGAGGCGCAAGTAGGCGGATTTAGGTCAGAGCAGGAAACTAACTTAAACAGCCTTTTGCGCGAACGTAAGGACATACTAGGCGAGTTAGGTAAGATAGGCAGAACTGAAATAGAACTCGCAAAAGACGAAGCCGCACAGCTTAGAGATGATAGGCTTGCGCAAATTGCTTTGCAGGTTGAGGACATACTAGAACGCGACAGGTTAATTATTGCAGCAAAGCAAGATTTTGACAACAAGATAAAAGAGATTGACGAAGCGGAAGCATTAAGAGTAAAAGAGGCAGCAGAAAAAAAATTAGCAGCAGACGAAAAAATTGCAAAAGAAAAAAAAGATTTAGAAGAGGCAGTGACTAATTCTAGGATTCAATCTCTCACCAATTTAAGCACAGTTGCCCAAGGGTTAGAAGCGTTAGCAGGAAAAAGAACGGTTGCAAGCAAAGCGTTAGCGGTCGCAACTACTTTAGTAGACACTTACCAAAGTGCTACGGCTGCTTTTAAAGCACAGCAAACACTAGCAACACCTGACGCGCCTATACGTGGAGCAATAGCAGCAGCGGCAGCGGTAGCGGCTGGACTGGCAAACGTTAAGCAAATACTATCCGTAAAGGTAGCGGGTCAAGGAGGCGGTTCTGGTGGTAACACAGCAACGGCAACAGCAACGCAGCAGCCAGCGTTTAATCTAGTAGGTAGGTCAAACGTAAACCAATTACGCACAGGCTTAGACGAGCAAGATACACCTCCTGTAAGAGCCTTTGTAGTGGGTCAAGATGTTACAAGCCAGCAAGCCGCAGACCGCAGTACAAGGTCACAGGCTGCGTTTGGATAATTTATTTTTATTTTGAGTTAAACAAAAGCTTTAGCCTATCGTTATAACTATATGAGAATCTACAACGTTGAGTATAATCCAAAGGAAAACGAGGGCGTCTACGCTTTGTCGGTGGTTAAAAGTCCAGCAATGCAAAGCAACTGGATCACACTATCCGAGCAAAAAAAGACGGTAAAACTTGCAACGGTTGACGAGGAAAGACGCATACTTATGGGTATAGCGTTAGTGCCTAACAAGCCTATTTTTAGAAGCGACGAAAGCGGTGACTATAACCTAGTATTTTCTAGCAAAACAATAGTACAAGCCGCGCACGACTTTGTGAAAAAAGGCAACGTAAACAACAGCACACTAGAGCATGAGATTGACCTGGGAAGCGATGCGGTGAGCGTGGTTGAGTCGTGGATTATAGAAGACGAAGTACACGATAAGACGCGTAAGTTTGGCTTTACTGACCGCGTAGGCTCATGGGCTGTTATGATGAAAGTACATGATGACAAAGTGTGGCAAGATGCCAAAGACGGCAAGATATTAGGCTTTAGTATTGACGGAATTTTTAACTTAAAAGAGATAACTAAAAATGTAACTATGAATAAACAAAATGAGTCCAAAGGGATTTTGCAGCGATTAGGGGAAGCCTTAATTAACGCATCAAAACCAGCGGACGTTAAACTAGCAGGCAGCGTAATAACCGCTGACGGTGTAGAAGTCTTTTATGACGGCGAGGCACTAGAGGTAGGCACAGTAGTGTTTATTGAGAACGAGGGCGAGCAAGTACCTTTACCAGTAGGTGAGTATAGCCTAGAGGACGGAACTATGATGGTTATCGCAGAGGAGGGTATAATCGCAGAGATTATGCAACCAGAGGCAGCACCAGCAGAGCAGGCTCCAGAAGTTGAAGCGGAACTATCCGACGACGAAATGAATAAATTTTTTAACGCTTTAGAAAAAAGATTCGGTTTAAATTCTTTAACCACGCAACTAGCAGAGGTTAAGCAAGAAAACGCAGAATTTAAACTAGCACTTTCTAAAATGGGCGAGCAGCCAGCAACTACACGCATACAGGCAAAATCACAAGTAACACTAACCGAAAGACCAGCAACCGCCAAAGGGCGAATACTTGCTCAAATTCAAAAAAATAGAAACTAAAAAATGGCAACAACTACAACAGTATCAAGTAACTATGCGGGCAAGGTCGCAGGTGAAATAATCGGTGCAGCATTCAGAGAAGCTGACACTTTAGCAAAGGGGTTAATTACGCCTTTATTTAACGTAAACGATAAAATCAGTTTGCGACGCATAAGATACACAGACGGGACCGTCGCTTATTCATGTGGATTTACTCCAGCGGGGGCAATCCTTTTAAACGAGCGACAGATAATTCCTGTTAAGCTAATGAACAACCTCGAAGTATGTAAAGAGGATTTCAGACAAACATGGAGTGAGGACGGTTTTGGTGCAAGCGCATTTAACGACACTCTAGCTGCTGACATCGAGAGCGCAATCCTTGCTGAAGTTCTAGCTAGCACAGCACAACGTACAGATGATCTTATATGGAACGGAGACAGTGATGTTGCTGGTCAGTGGGATGGCTTTACAAAGTTGTTTGCAGCCGACGCAGCAGTAGTTAAACCTACCGCAGCAGGTGCAATAACAAAGGACAACGTTATCGATGCTTTGGAGTTGGTAGAAAATTCTATTCCTACCGCAATGCTACGTAAGAGCCTTGTATTTATTGTATCGCCTGACGTGGCTACTAAGTACTTACAGAAGCTTACCTCTTTAGGTGCTATAAACGGTCTAGGTGGAAACGCAAATACTTCATTAGTATTCGGACGTTACACACTAGAGATAGTTAACGGTCTTGCTGACAACACGATAGTAGCATACGAGGTTAAAAACCTTGCTTTTGCAACTGGACTTTTAGGAGATCACAACGAAATCAGAGTTAAAGACATGGAAGATGTGTTATTTGACGGACAAGTTAGGATGAAAATGGTTTACAACGGTGGTGTAAACTACTACAACTCTGAAGACATCGTTTATTACGTAGGTGCATAATGAGTTGTTTGGTAACAAAAGGACGTACAGAACCATGTAAGGACACGCTCGGAGGTATTCGGGCGGTGTACCTTGCGGATTTTGTCGAGGCAGATGGAGCATTTACAGTACTAGACGGAGCGGTTACAGCTATTGCAGCAGAGTTAACCACGGTTTACAAGTTTGAAGCACTAGCAGAGGGCAATACTTTTGACCAAG